TGTTATCCTGTTGTTAGCCAAGCAAAAATATTTTTTCATCCGGTGTTTCTTCTGTAATCGTTAGTATCGAGATATTGTAGCAGGCCTTGTTGTCTGCCAAGATCAGTTTTGCAATTCTTTTGTAGTTTAGACACAATACCATCAAAACTCTCAAGGGTTGTTTTATCATCCCAAGTCTCCTTGGGTAATAAATTATACACTGATTCTAGGCTAGAGTCAAATACAGAGTAATCAAACATGGCAGGATCAAATACACTTTTGTTATTGGGTAGAACCAAATGCATGTACCAAAATATTTTTTGTTTTGTACACCATTGATTGTATTTTTTTGCTAACTCTGGCATACTGGGGATTGACAATGAGGTTATAGTCGACAATAGGCCAATTCGAAATGCAGACATGTTGATTAACAACTCCATGTTACGATCAAAAATATCTAACGTAAATCCATGCCGTATGTATTCCTGTGCGTGTCCCCAGCAATCAACACTGACTTGGATATCAATTCGTTTTAGCTTATTTTGTTGTTTTAGATCTCTTAGTTTTTCTAATATAGGTTGTATAACTTTGGTTGGCAAAATAAGATTAGTAACCAAATTAAACTCTAGGTCAGGATGCGGATGCAGTTCAAAATATTCAATCAACTTCAACACATCGTTTTGCAAGAAGGGTTCACCACCTAAAATTTGTAATCGTTGTAACGATAGACTATTTGTTTCAAACCATGACCAAAACTTTGTAACAAGCTCGTGATATTTGTTATCGCTATATTCAGAATCCAATTCAGGAAGTATTGCACCCCCAAATTTTTTATTTTCAGCCTGAATTGATGAACTAACTCTTGCATTACAATAAACACAAGATAGGTTGCAGGTGTTAGAAAAAAACACTTCTAACACCACAGGATTTACGGTAGTTAATGTATTATCTTGATTGAGTTCTTTAGGATATACATCTGGAATTTGATTTTGAAACATGCGATCACTGATGCCACCACTATGTTCAATGTCCTGACAATATTCACAACCATTACCGGGCCATTGGGACTGCAACATAACATTCCTGTCTTGCAATTTGATAGGAGTGTTATGGAAGTCTTCAAAGTTTTCTGGGATAGCTGATGTACTTGCCCTATGACACGAAGAAGTGACCCCTTGATTTAGGTATAATGTGCTCCAAGCCCATTTTGACCTACAACTGGTTTCCGAGTCAATAGGAAAATATTTTAAAGACATTAGTCTTCCCAGTTTTTGTCATCAAAGTCATCAAAGTCTTCATCTTCTTCTGCATCTTCTTCGTCAACGTAATCTTTGTCGTTGTCAAGATATGCGGTCAGCGCACGTTTAATATCTAGATCGCCCTTAAAAGCCGTACGGATATCTTCTACGTCTGAATCATTGTCCATTAAAATTTGAACCACAGTTTCGGCAGCTTCAGACCGATCCACAGTGTTTACAAAACGTTTAAGCTCACCCCAAATTTCACTTGCTACTACTTCGCTCATTCTGCATCCTCCTCGACTATAGTTACCTCTGCCTTTTGATTACCAAAGTCTTTCATCACAACATCCAGGCACAAGTCGTCGTTGCGTTCCCAACCTTTGCGGAACTTCTTGATGATCTCCCCGGCACTTGTGGTAAACACAAGACTGTTGCCTTCTTTTTTAAGTAGGCCTTTTTTCTCAATCAAGTCTGTAAGACCTGAGTAAGGGCTCATGCCTGTTGTGTAAGGAATCTTGACTTGTACACCTTCAAAGGGTTTGGCATAGCGTGTTTTCATAACTTTGCAGCCAGCACGAATACCATTTACTTCAGATACTTTGTTGCCGTCTTCATCTTCTTTGAGTTTCATCTTCTTCATGGCAACTACAATACTCGATGCATAGATAAAGCCTTGTCCTCCGGAGATCTTGTCATCTGGATCAAACATGTCTTGACTTGCGTATGTGTGATTGGTACATACCAGGCCAACATTATAGCTACCAAACATATTAACACAGTTACGAACAAGTGCTGTGAGTGCTTTGGGTTTACGACCCATGTCGCCTTTCATATCACCTGCATCAAATTGGTTAACGTCTGTGGGAGTTAACAACATACCCAATGAGTCAATCACAAACATGACCTTAGGGCGTTCACCATCGGGCAGGGCTTTGTAGTCACTCATAAATGTTGAAATTGTTTTGGCAACGTCATCAATCATGGCCATACTCAGTTTAAGAAGTTTGTCTGTACCGGTGTCAACTCCAAGTGCTTTGAGCCAATCTTCATCCAGTGCGTTCTCACTGTCAATCAACACCACAAAGATACCTTGTTCTTGTGCGTGTTTAACAATGTTTCCTGAACAGATATATGATTTACCTGCACCAGAGTCACCAGCAAACACAGTGACTTTGCCCAGCGGAATACCGCGATTGAAGTCACCAGAGATCAAATAGTTCAAGGCATAGTTGCCTGTACTGATCCAATCTGTAGGATCATTGAAGCCAATGCTCAGGCCTTCAATGCTTTTTGTAATTTCCTTGCGGAACTTGCTTACGTCAAATGGTTTTCCCATAATAGTTTCTTTCAATGTAAAATGATGCTGGCAAAATTGTTCGCTTGTGAGTTATTATAAAGTATTTTACGATACTCAGTTAAGTGTTTATCTAGATCAATCATGTTAGCAACAGGAATTTGATTGGCCATTGGTTGTTGATTATGTCGATTACACCACGCCAGAAATTCTGGGCTAAATGATATGGTCTCAGGTTGACGTAGATTAAGGTTAAACGAATATTCTAAAGTTTCATAATTGTAATGGTCTTTGCAATCAAGATTCATATCAAAATATTCAAACTTATTATAAAGTTGTCGTCCTACATAGGTATAGCCAAAGGTAAAATTCATCCGATCTTGATTAGAAATCATAGATGTTTTATGGAATGGATTATCAAATACTTCCCACTTGCCAGAGGCGCTAAACTCGCTGGGGTTAGTAAAAATTGATTCTAGCCTATGAATTGCCATATTTACATCTTCATATGGAAAAATCTTTCCAAGATGTTGCATAGCCACTGCCAAGTGTGTTTCTACTATTTCATCAGGGAATTGATCATGCAATTGATTGCCCAATCTTGCGGCGTTAGAATTTTGACTAAATCTCAGTTGATGGATTTGTACTTTATGATTTTGTGAAAACACCCATTCAGCGTGTATCCGGTTAAGAAGATTTTGATCTAGGTATGTTTCTAGATTGTCCAATTGCGGAAAGCTAATCCCGATAAGATCATAAAGAATATCATTGGTATTTGATAGCGCCCAGTGAAGATCTGTTAAACTTTTGCTGACATTTTTTGCTATCGTTTGATTGTTAGAAAATCTATTTTGATTATTGCTAATCGATTTTTCTACAAAAAATTCAAACAATTCATGGTTGTACACTACTTCAAAAGGTATGCTATCACTAGTATTCTCAAATACCAAAGAAAATTTCATAATAATTTTTTAATAGATAAAACACAAACACCAAAAGGTGTTTGTGTTACTTAATGATTACTTTTGCTGTCTTGCACGAATCATGGCCAAGATGTCTTGGGCATTGCCGCCAGTGGCAGCCGGTTTAGCAACTGGTGCTGTGGCAACTGCAACTTCGTCTTCATCATCAAATGGTGATGCGGCTACTGGGACCGGCGCAGGAGTTGCCTTGGCTACCGGAGCACTTGCGGCCACAATGTCGTCTTCGGTAACACCACTGTTGCCTCCTGCTGGTGCATTAACACCTGCTGGACGGAAGTACTGGCCCCAACGATCTGTGTCATAAGGTTTGCCATCTACTGATGCTTCAAACATCTCTTTGATGACCTTGAGCTCAACATCTGTTGGACGCTTGGGCAAGAATGTGCTCAGGTCAAACAAGCCGTGTGCTTCAATTGCGGCTTGCTCAGTTTCTGTCAATGCAGATTCTTTACGTGCCCACTTTGAAGTGTTGTAGTCAGCGTATCCGCCCTTTTGTGTTTTTGTGATACGGAAATCCAGGCCACGCATGGCGTCTGTTGGCAATTCTTCCAGTTCAGGATCCATCAACGCACCTTTGATAAGTGTGAACAATTGAGGGCCAATGATGAATCGGCGAATAGGATTGTCCGGGGTC